AGTTGCTCTTAATGCAGGAGAAGCTTTTGAGCCAAATAATGGTTTGAATACAACACTGTTTACGACAACACTGTCACTTAACATCTTATAATCTTGTACTTTACTATATTCCAAACTTAGTTCGCTAATCGTAGGTTTATCTGGCATCGGAACTGTATTTGTAGTATCTTGAATCCAATTTTGATATTGAGTATAATAAGACTGTGTAACTACGTACAAGTCAATGATATTAGTCGTAGCCGGATCAATGCGAGTAGTGTTGTTGCTGTTGTGACGATACTGATATATCAATCCCTGACGTCCAGGTTTAATAGAATACTGTGGCTGTTCAATCAACACATAGTATGGTGTTGTAATTGCATTATCTTGTTGAGTGATGTAAAAAATATTATCTGAATATGCATAGAACAATTGTCCTTCAGGATATTCATATTTTGCAACTTCAATTTGTGTTTTTGTTGCATACTGATACACTACTGAGGTACTTGGAATAATTTGATATGAGTTTAAAGTTACATCATTCTCAATCAATTCAAAGAACACATACACACCAATGTTAGAATTTCCAGTTACGTAACCGGTTACTTGTGCAAAGAAATCAGGATTAGAAATTATAGTTCTATCATTAACGTCAATGCTAGCAACTTCAACTTCAAAATCATCTATGTATCCATCTGATTCAACAGTTTGACCAATAACACTAACTTTAACATCTTTATTCAGTGGATAGTTAGACCCAGGCTGGGTATTACTACTTAATACATTAACGAAATCTTGTAAAATCTTACCGGTAAATGGATCATAAACTAGTTTGTTTGCTTCAAATGTAAATCTAGTATCTGCTACACTACCAAAATAATATGCCAATGCACGGTATGTTATAATATACTTGTTTGCTGATTGACTTTTAAAATTAATAAACCAATTAGAATTATCATATGGCTTTATACTCCAACGTTCTTGGTTAACAGTCAATGAGTTGTTAAACACTAGAGAAAAGTCTTGTTGTAATTCCATTCGGATAATACATTCTTGTATTATCTCTGCTGACAATGTATTGTCAAACGTAGGTAGTATAGTTGTTAGTATTGCTCCTGAAGGAACATAACCGTTTAATATGACAGGACCCGTACCATTACTAAACCCACCGGCACCGTTATTATATCCATCACCTATTACACTAAGAACAGTAGTCCAGAGTACTATAGGATCAGATGGTCCGGGAACTCCGGCTACTAATCTATTATTTGCATCAAAATAATAACCAGTAGGTGATGAGAATTGTACTAACGCTCCTTTAGTAATATACTTAACATTATTGGTTGAGTATGTTCCTACTGGAATGGGAACTTGTTGAGTGTTATTAATGTTATAGAAAAATCCTGTTTCACTATTAGCATCAACTGTTTTTGTGTTCCAGTATACAATGCCATCGCCGGATGCGGTGTTTACTGGATATCTAGTATAATATTGAGTGTAGTATTGTTTCGCTTTGTTAGCTGATAATACAGACGATAAGTTATCTGTTAAGAATGTTATAATACTACCTGTTGTAGTAATAGTTAATCCCAAATATCCACTGCTAGTATCTTGATATAATGCGCCGTCACTGGCAAAACTATTAGTACTTGAATACTTACCTGTTGGATCTAACATATCTAAATTTTTAGATACACCGATTGAACTACGATTAATCGCTTTTGATTTAATAATAGAACTGTATAATGTATACGGAAAGTTGTTGTAATCTTCACCGTTAACCATACGGTTTTGAGTATAATATCTTGTAGGAGCACGTTGTTTAATATTTGCTAAACTCTCACGTGCTTGTGCATTAGATACAGGAACTTGAAGTTGTAAACCAACTGTTAATGTTTCTGCTCTTCCTACTCTATTAATATATGAGAATGCAACGGTAATTCCTTGCATCTCAGTTGGATCAACTGTGTATGTTAACGCATTTCCTGCACGTACATATGCTCTATATGAACCTACTGGTATTTCACTGAATACACCGTCACCAAATATATAACTAACTTGGTCGTTAAAACGAGATCCCACACTAAAAATTCTACGTGTACTAGATTCTGTTTGTAGATAAGCATCTGCATATACATTTTCTACTTGTTTCCATAATCCTGGAGTACCATTTGATGTACTCAACTGATATAACCATGTGTCAGTGTTATTAATACCTTGAATATCAATATCAACTACCTGGTTACTAATTTGCTGTTGCAAGTTAAAATCAAAGTTTTGTAACGAACCCTGTTTGAAGTAGAAAAAGAATCCTGTGTTTGGACTACCATAACCTAGTCTATCATTACGATATAGCATGTTGAATCTACCACTAGGAGCTGGTGGGATTTCATAAACATAATCTTCATCAACTGAAGTCACGGAAACTAATTCAAAGTTCATGTTAATCCCGTCAACTGAAGAAGTTAATGGGATGATAGGTAAGCTGTTCTGAGGTATGTTAATTGCATATTCATCCGTCTTAACCCCTAAAATTTGTGCTGTGTTTCCTGGGCTACCAATGCGCTGTGTGTCAATCAATGCGGCATTGATAATAGTGTTAAATTGTGCTAGCCAACTAGGATTTGCAGGGTCGTTCCATAATACTGTAACGTTGCTCAAGTTCAACCCATTTACGTCAGTAACGTTCTGACTAGTTGACATACTAACAACTTTTAAGTAACCCTGACCTGCTAAGTTACGTTTAGGTGTATAGCTTACTAAATTAGCTAGTTTAACAACACTGTCCCTACGTTCAGCAGTATCAATGAAGTTTTCACGGGTGTTTAAGTCGTTACGGAAAGCAAGACCTTGCCCCATGAATGCCATAACGTCTAGTAAAGCAATGAATTCACTAGATTCAATGTAATCGTTAAACGTTTCCGGATAGTATACTCGCAAATAATCAATGAAACTCTTACGAAGGGTTTCATAGTCGTAGCTTCTAAAATCGGCTTCTCGGAAAGTCTGATAAATCGCTTTCCAGTCATTAATGCCGAATAATGCTGATTGTCTTGAACTTGTAGCCATGGATAGTGTTCTCTTTTAACTATTTATCATACTTGAAAACACCAGTTTTTAAGGATTATTGAACGGCTGCGGTATTAGTTTGATTGTTAAGGAATACGCTTAAGAACTGAGCGTTATTAAAGGGGGCGATGGCTATCTCAACTTCAATTAAAATACCATTTTCCTGGGGGTAAGCTTTTACAGAATTTAATATCAGTCTTGGATCCGAGTTAGCTACTCGTGTCAGTTCGTTCACTAATTGTGATTGAACATCTGTTGTATTTGGTTCAAAAACAAACGTCCAAAGAGTTGTTCCGTATGCAGGGTTGCCCACTTTTTGTCCCTGTGGAATATTTAACGCATTGATAAAATCTTGGATAACTAGCTGTTCGTCTAGTGCTCTATACTTTTTACCATAAACAATAGGTTGCATTACACTACCGGTGCCGCCCGAACTACCAGTAGATAGCTGAGTTGATTGTGGTTTATTAGCATTAATTGTACTGAATCCAATATATGATGGCATGTGTATCCTTTAATTTATTTATGCTGTGGTAGCTAGTGTTTGTAGCTCTTTTCTAATTGCTACTAACTGTTCTTCTTTTGCATACAACGCATCTCTTGCAGTATCAATTCCTGGATCACCTGCAGGCAAGTCTTTCTTAGCATTATAATAAGCCTTCTTTAAATCAAACATTTCATCCTGTGCTTTTTCTAAATCTATTTTAACCTTATCATATTTTTCGTATGCTTCAGTTTGTTTCTTTGACAAATTCAAGCTTGCGGAAGCTTGTCCGCCTGTAAAGTTAGGCATTGGTATTTTAGCATTACCCAACACACTAGTCAATTGAGCATTAAGTTCCCCTCTATCTAATGTGTTTGATGCAACAGTAGGTAATTTAATAGGCAATGAGCCGCCTGCTGATAACGAATTCATAGCCGCAGATAGCTGAGATCCCAAACCCGGTGGCAGACCAGATAATGCTAATGAAGACAACGAGGTAGCACCCTTCTTCAGTGCATCAAGTCCACCACTTAAAGCGGAAGTCAGAGAACCCGTAAGGCTGTTCGCACCGGTAAGACTAGCTACACTAGTTAAGCTAGTAACACCGGTTAATGATGCGGCACTGCTAGTCAAACTTGCGGCAGCTGATATACCGTTAGTAACAGCGGTAGATACATTGTTTATTAAACCCGTTATTGCTCCTGTACCCGGAACTGAATTCAAGATACCGCATTCTGTCCTCCTGGAATAATAGAAAGACCACTGCTTACACCTTGCATAGCTGTAGTTAGTCCTTTTGTTACACCTGATATTGCAGAAGTTACGCCACTCACTACTCCAGATATAGTGCTGCCTACAGCACTGCCAACAGAGCTTAATGCACCGGTTAATCCACCGGTTACACTGCCTGTTGCGGCGTTAGTGACTTGTCCCAACGATCCTGCAACTGACCCTGCGGCTGCTCCGGCCGCAGGTACTATGCCGGCAGCTTTATCTGCAAATTCTTTAGCATTTTTTTCTGCAATCGCTGTTAAGTTTTGTGGAACGCCTGCCTTGAACGGTTTGAATGCACTAGTAACTGCGGCAAAAGCTGATCCTGCAACACCTTTTGCAGTGTCTAACAATCCACTAATTCCATCTCCGGCGCTCTTTGCCGCGCTTGATAATGCTCCTGCAATTGCTCCTAAGCCACCCGTTGTTGTCGTTGCTAATGTTGCCGCAAAATTACCAGTTGACATTGCTCCAGCTACTGCGCTTGATACACTATTAGTTGCACCTGTTGCACCTGATAGTGCGCTATTTAATGCACCTGTTGCACTACCGACTACGCCGGTTATCGGACCTGTTACTCCTGAAATTGAGGCAGTAGCAGACGAAGCTACATTTTTTACAGTATCCAATGTTGCTTTGATACCAACTTGTGAACCTGATAGTACAAGTCCGGCAATTGCGGCGGGAGCCTCTTTACCTGTCATCACACCTGATGTTGTTAATGCTGTTTGAGATTTTTGAAACAATTCAACTTGTGCTTGAACTTGTGCTCCTGTATTTTGTACAAGTGCCGAAAGAGTTTCTGCTCCCGGTTTACCAGTAAACAAATTGTTTGTCATTGCAGAGGTAACATTTGCGCCACCTTGAACTAATGAGTTTACCAAGGCAGCGGATCCTGGTTTCAATATTCCTGCATTTTGTAGTTGAGTCGGGGTCTGTGCTAGACTACCTATTGCAGCCACAGCCCCGTTTGCTGTTTGAATTACGGCTGCGCCAGTTGATACTGCAAGTTTTGCAGGTCCGTCTGCGGCAGATTTTGCCACAGCACTAACCATTGCCGCAGTTGTGTTTTTATCTAATGATGTGCTAACTGCATTAACAGGCGGAACTGTTGCCGCCGAAGCCGCAGTTACTGTCGCAGGAGTCGCACCATTGACTGCGGTATTGGTTTTTGCTACTGCCGGGGACGGAGGTGAAGGTAACTCAGAACTTGCATTTGTGCTAGTTTTAACATCAACCCCTTGACCTGCGTTGGCCCATGGTGCATGTGCCGGTGCTCTACTAACAATAGATAGTAGTTTGCCAGGTGCAGCCGCATAACCTTTAGTTGCATCAAATAGTGTATCGGTATGTGCTTGAATAGGAATCGGTGGTACTGCTTTTGGTACGCTGCCGGTCGCCCCCGTGTTCAAGTTCACTTTGCTACCGTTAATATAAGCGATGTTCTTACTTGCAAACGATGCATCGCTGCCGGATTCAAAACTCATTTGTGCATCAACTTTATGCGTTTCTTTACCTTTAGTATAAACACTATAATCAGTACCTATCTTATGATTAGTATCTTTTTCAGAGTTCATGTTAATTGACTCTGCTTGAATGTTTAACTGTTTTGCGGCATGCATGTTAATATTGTTATCGGCATGCAGGTTCAAGTCACCTTGAGTTCTAATGTTAACTGAGTTAGTAGAGTACATATCAATCGTTCCCTCTTTACCCAACTCAATCCAACTTTGACCGTTACTATGAATAATGTGTAAACACTGTCCGTCATCGCTCATTAATATTTGATGACCAAGTGCAGTACGCAATCTGATTAACTGGTCTGCACCTGTTAAGTCACCATCGTCCATTACAATTGAGTGGCCACCTCTGCGGGCGATAACTTTTAATCCTTCTCCACCGGTACCACTCTTAGTGGCTTCATCTGCTACTGTTTCATCAGTAAATCCACCCTCGTAGATTGGTCTGCCCGGAGAACTTACTCCCCATCCCACACGTGATGGACTTTCTCGTTGTGCGCTTGTGCTAATAGTACCACGAATGGGGTCACGAATTAAACCCTGTTGACTTAGAATAGAAGCAACATAACTGTGTACTGGCTTAGGTTCGTTTAAGAAAGTAGGACTATCTGAAATGCTAGTATTGTTACTATTCATGTTTGTTACAGGTAGTCTTGTTGCACCACCGTAACTCTGTGCTTCACCTTCATTGGTAATAACTTTATCACTAGAACCTATAGCGGGAACCATAAATAATGCTTCAGGTTCTGGCACACAACCAATCCAAAAGCCATAGTTAGGATCACCGTTAACAAACAAACATATAACCTTACTTCCGATATCAGGTGGACTAGACCACATACCATATGAACTAGGGTTAGATGTAAACTCGCCGTAACCCGTATCGCCGCCCGATGGATCAGTGCGACCATAGAAAGGAGTCATATATGAAACAGTAGACCAGCTATCAGAATCATCAGGGTCATCGCCGCCCAAGTCAGATATATACACTCGTAGTCTTCCTGAACG